ATATCTTGTGGTGGATTGTTTTGTGAAATTAATGCTTGTTCTGCTTCAAGTATTTTGGTTGCTTCGTGAATCATATTGTCGTTTGCGTTATTGTACGGGCCACTACCATATTTACATCCACATAAAGGTCTACCATGTCTTCTGAGAATTTCTCTTGCTTCTTCTAAATTCATTTTTTTTGTTGTTATATGAGGTTTATTTTTTCCATAAGTATAGACATAGAAACAATTTTTTCAATATAACAATCAATTTTTTTTTGAAGATTAAGACCTCCTCCGACTGGTACGACGAGCACTGACAAGTTCCTCTTGGGTTGGTGGGCCATCGACCGCAACAGTCTTGAGAGCTTCGATTTTGGATTTGATCCTCTCGGTCAAAGTGTTCTCACCGAGGTCAAATACTTCCTCTTGAGTTGTGATGATACATTCGTCCAATACCTTGTAAGGAATTCGAACAAAGAATGTATCACCATTGTAAAACTCAAGTGGAGATTGATGAGCAAAACAAGCATCAACCAGTTTAAGAAAAATTCTAAATTGTTCGGTGTCCACAAATGACTCTGATAGAAGTTTACCAAGTGTCTCGTGAATGACATTTATACGATGTGTAGTTTTCATGGGTCAAAGATAAGAATTAAAATTACTATTTACAAATTAAAACTAAGAAAATTTTGGACTACAACCCAATAAAACAGAATTTCTAAAACGAACGACATCAAGTGGTTTCTTAATTTTGTGACGTGTCATTACATCTTTGACGATGAATTCGAATTCAGGTTCTGATATAGTGTGACTGTTGTAATCTATTACTTTTTGTCCATCCTCATTCAATGGAGCATCTTTGAGTAATTGATCAAAGTCTGCCGAGGGAGTTGCGTGTAAATACAACTCCCTCATACAGTCAAAATAGGCGGTATCAAATTTTTTATCATTCAGCATAAGTTCCGACTTTAAGGTTACCATCAAAAATTAAATATTGTCCGACATGTAAAGCGTCGATCATATAGTATTTACCACCCATACTTTTGTTCATCGCTTTCATATCGATTGAACTAATTTGAGTATGACCCACAATCTGAACAAAAGTCTTTTTTATGGAATTTTCTTTGACCCTTCTTTTATTGGACGCTAACAATGCTCGTGTACGAATCCAAACAGGAGATTGAGTCACATCATCACCGTATGGATCCCAACCAGAGAAACAAAAAGCTCTCGGTTTGAATTTGAACATATCATTCAACTTCTCAACGAGATTTTCACAATCCCAGCCATACATTCCAAAAGTATTATTCATCCAAACATGACTAACCCCGGCATGTGTACAAAGGAATTTGTCAAACGAATAAGCCATTTGAAGTTGTTCTAGGTTTTCAGAAAGTGCTGCGGATATGTCAAATTGTAACCGGGGTTGAAACCCTGAGTATGTTTCACCGATGTGCATGTAGTGAAGGTCGTGATTACCAACAAGTAAGACCACCTCTTTGTCACTTGACTTTTTGAAGTCAACTATTTCCTTGAAGTTGTGTATTTGTTCTATACCTGGAATATCAAAACTGTCAAAATAATCACCAATGAAAATAACTCTGTCAGGATTTTCTTTCTCGACAATTTTTTTCCAAACGGAACGTCCGTGGGTATCACCCAAAAATAGAGTTTTCATATAGCAAATATAGTGAACTAATTTGAAACTTCAAAATTCTGGAACCAATAATTTTCCATCCTCGAACGAATTTCCATCCACAAAATCTTCTTGAAGAAAATCAATAACCTTTCTCATTGCTTCTGGTTGATTTTCAGACAATTTGATCGTTAGGGCGACAGCTCCTGTCAAAATCATCCTTATCTCAGACAAAGTAGTCGAAGTGTCTGACGGATCCAATTTGATATTGAAACTTGATTTTCCGTTTTTATGTTCAAAATTAACACAAACTGTTTTTTCTATTTTTTTCATTTTTTTCATTTTTTAAAGTTTGAATATATTCGTACAATCCGTCCAAATCTTGACAAATTAAATTACCATCTTTGTCTTGACAAGTCAGATCCTCTCTTTTACCAAAGTCTTTTTCGTAACACCACCATGAAATCATATCTTCACCATCAACACCAAAACATTCGACCATTAAATCTTTAATGACACTATTCAATGGGTCATTCAAATCGATTAAATCAACACCCAAACGATATAAGTCATGAATCTTATGGTCATGTTTTTCTAATTGTTCAATCAGATTAAAAAATACTGTCTTTTCCATTTTTTAGAGTTTAATATAATTTTTTCATAAATAGTTTTCAACTTTTTCGTGGTGGTCATTACTCATCATTGACTTGATGGGTTGATTCTTCATAAAACTCAGAACTTCGTTAATTGATAAAGGATACAGATTGTTTCCGTCAACACCGATGTCCATCATTTTACCTGGTCCGACTCTTTTATTTTGTGGTAAATGAACGTGACCGTGTAAATGGATAGTACCTCTGGCTAAATTGTTCCAACTAGCAATAGGATAATGTGACAATACAAACTCATTGGTAACTAGAGTGTTGCCAACATAATGTGAGACACTCAACTCCATATATTCGTTGACTGAAACAAACAAAGATTGACAATCTTGTTTATTACGGGCAATATGATGATCATGATTACCCAATACTAGGTGGATGTTTTGGCAAATTAACCGTTTTCTGAAGTTTTCAATTGAGTCAAAACCACCGAAACTCCAATCACCGTTATGGATCAAGATGTCATCTGGCATAACCAACTCGTTGATGTTATTAACCAATGTGTCATTCATCTCATTCAAAGATTTGAAATTCCGTATCGTTTGAGGGTCTTTCCACTTGGTTGTTGCAGAACAAATATTCGCGTGGTTAAAGTGTGTGTCACTAGTAAACCAAAGTTTTTGATTTGGGTTAAGGGTCAGTTTCATTGTTTTTTTTTACAAATATACAAATAAATCTCAAACAAAGTGTGGAATGTTCACACGAACACAAGATTGAGGTTGACCCTCGTTCATCCAAAAATTGTTAATGTAACCCATAATGTTGGCGGATCCAATTGGGTTGGCCGAATGGGTGTAAACTAAGGGAAAAACGATACCAGATGATTTTTTTTCTGACCTACTCTCTTGAGTAGTATGATTGTCAAGATAGTGATTGACCAACCATTTAGCACAATCCATTCCCGTCTTTTCAAGGATGTTTGAATAATCCAATTTGTAGTTTGGACTCACATTAGTAAAATACTCATTCATAGCCGTATCACCCAAATCGTGGTCCAAAGAAATAAGTTCGATATTTTCCAAACCTGTATTCGTGACAATTTCCACAAATTGGTCATAATTCCTGACAACCTCCCAATTTTCGTCCTTGGGTGTTCTCACATCATCTAAGTAAATTCTCTTTTTCATTGATTTTTTTTTTCAAACTATATGTGGTTCCAACTCGAACTCCAGCGTAAAACCAAAGTGCGAATCCCATCCACGTCAAAATTGTGTATTCCATATTTTTTTTTGTAAAGATAAGTGGTAGATTACAATTTTTCAAATTCTGGTTTAATTATTTTCCATATCAAACCAGAATAATCCTTATCATCATACATCTTGAACAAAATTGCTGGGTATTTATACTTCTTTGCACGCTCAGCAAAGCCGGCTCGAAATTCAAAATCATCAGATTTACTAAGAATCTTAAATATGAAATGATACTCATTTTCTAATGCGGTGTATTTATCCATAAGTTCTTTTGAGTATTGGTGAATCTTATCGTAAAATTCATCAGGAACTTCAGTAAGTGTAGATAGAATATCCCCACCATTAGAAAGAACCTCCCAAATTGCGGTAGTGGAAAGGTTAGTCATTATTCGGTGAAGTCTTAAATATTCTTCACCTTTTATTTTAACCCGATTACCGTTTGAGAAACGAACTACGAACCCTTCCGCATTGTCGGAAATTTTTCCTTTGAGTTCGGAATAATCCAAAATTCCGTCGTATTTAGGAGTTACATCACATCCAAGATCTTTGGAGGTTTGATGTAAAATTTCGTAGTCCATCTCCTTCCCGTCATGTGTTCTGATTGACCCCAGAAGGGTGAGTTTATCCTCATTTCCATAGTCAACCACTATACGATTCCAGGGGGCGGTTAACTCAAACAAGTATGTGTACTCGTCGTCAAGACCAGAGGTATCCAGTGAATCTAAAAGTTTTTGACCTGCTACCGCCTGATCGGAGACGAAAGAACCTCTGGATGCAACGAACCAACGATCCCAAACAAAAAACGCAATTATTAAAGACCCGTCTATTTTTTCAAAGACTTCGAAGTTTGAAGTTGGTGTATGTTTACCTTCCTCCAAATTGAAGAATTTACGGAATGGCCTAGCACAGATTTCACCAGTATCTGTCCATGTGACCAATCCTCGGCACATCAGAGTTACCTCATCCCAAAGGGATTCGTATTGAACCTTCTCGGTGTAGTTCCAAATTATAAGAGGTAATATGGGATGAGTTTGTGACCTGACAAGTCCGTTCAGCTCATATCTTTTAAGAATTTGGTAGTCCATTGGCTAAATTTTTTAAATAATCATCAAGATCCTTTGTAGTCATATGTGTTTTATCAAAATCAGGCTCTAATGTCTGAATTTGTTTGAGAGTGTCTTTCCTTTTACCAACTTTGTAATAACGATCTTCAATAGCGTCCGCCAAATCTTGAATGTATCTTGGTGCTGCAACTGAAACTCTTAAATCATACCAACTCCACTTTGTTTTATAATCGTAGAATGTAATTCCTTTGGTCAATCTATTGTGTAAATTATGTAAATTCCGATTACGAACCCTTACAATAGACTTGTCGTTACCAAAGACATGAAGGAACCTAAGAAACCAGCGAGGACACCACCAAGGTTTTGCCTCATAGTCCATAACTAAAACCAATGGAACCATAGCTTGGTCGTAGTATTTGTCATCAGGTATAGAACCCAAATAACCATACTTTTCGGCAAAGTTTTTGGGAAAGAATATGAAACAAAGATCACTCCACTCTATATCCCTAGTATAGATCATTCCTTTTTTTCTACCTTTCCAAAATAGAAGAGATTGTCCAAAGTCTTCAGCTTTTACACTAAATGGACGGTTATCCTTGACATAAAATTTACTTTTTTTCATAGTGGTACAAAGATAATCAAAAGAATTGTGAATCCCAAATTTTTATGAAAAAAATAATAATTAATTTGAGTATTCCAAGTGAAATATACCCTTGTTGTAAACTATGTAAGAATTATTTTCAATCCAATCCCCGCAATTAATGTAATGAAATTCTCTTGAGATTTCTAATGATGGTGTGTGTATGTGTCCACATATAACTCCTTTACAACCTCTTCTTTCGGCTTGATATTCGAGTTGTTTTTCAAATCTAGTGATGAACTTCACAGCTTCTTTAACTTTGTATTTTAAAAATTGACTTAAAGAATTTTTATAACCCAGTTTTTTCAGTGATCTGTCTATCCAAATCGCTAATTCATATCCCCAACTACCTAATTTTCCTAACCACTTCAACTGTACAACCCCATCATATAAATCTCCGTGAGTGATATAATAATCATTCCAAACCATTTCATCTAATATACTTATATTCCCAAAGTCAACAGGTGTGTACTGTCTAAGAAACTCATCATGATTACCAGTGATGTAATGAACTTTGGTTCCATTTTTAGAATATGAAAGTATTTTCCTGATTACATTTATTTGGGATTGTGGAAAGTAAAATCTTTTTTTGAGTAACCAACCATCAATAAAATCACCAACAATGAATAAATTTTCAGGTTCGTATTTCTTGAGTGTTTTCAATAATAATTCAGCATTACAACCTTTAGATCCTAGGTGTATGTCAGAAATGAACAGAGCTTCTATTTTCATGTTGGTTGTTTTACTACCATAAACAATGCCTTGTCAATTGTGAACCCATTATTAATGAAATGTTTTAGACTAGAAACATTACAGTGTGCAATTAATGGTTTACCAAGGTCTTTTATTTTCATATTTCTATATTCCCACAAAAGTTTGTAAATACCTTTACCTTGATGTTCTGGAACTACAAATGCGTGTCCTAAATAGATATGATTTGGATGTTCAACGTATGAAACAACTCCCACCAAAACATCGTTCAGATAAGCTCCTTGGTATGTTGCGGATCTATCCAGAAGCGTTGGTCTTAAATGAGACAACTCACTTTCAACCTCTTCAAATTTTGTTGTTCTAATCTCCATGTCTTAAATATAATCAAATTACGAACCAACCAGGAATTTCTCTTTCTTTCCACTTGGTGAAACCTTTTTTAGCACCAATATAATAATTTCGATACGATTGAATAACATCTGCTGTCTTGTATTCATCAGGCATCGCGAGTGGAGGTTTGGTTAATCCTATGTCTTGTACTTTCAGTTTGTTTATCATACACCACTCCAACACTTGTTTGGACTTGTGAATTTTTTTGTATCGGTATGTGTATTCTTTACAGAGTTCTAGACCTAGTTCGCAAAGAACTAAATAATTGGATAACGATTCTCGAGCCCAAATAGCACAGGGGTGATTTTTGTGAACTATTTTGTATGGAATGTCCAATCGATCGTCTTGAACAACGTGATGTGCTGTACAGAGTAATTGTGCATATTCCACAATCATTTTTGTACAGTGCTTATCGCAGTGATATTCAGCACATTTTTCAAGATCCCAATCGAGCCAAAATATATTCATAAGCCAAAAATACAAAAGGGACACCTAAGTTGGTGTCCCTCTCGAAAAAAAAATTACCTAAACTGGAAGAATTTTTCTTTTCCAAACCTGAACTTTGGAACGTTTGCTAAATAATCCTTGGTTTCATCCCTGTAACCTAAAGCTAGGATACAAGCCGTTGTAAGATTTTCAACTCTCAAATTCAAAACCAAATCTACTTGATCTGCTAAAAATCCTTCCATTGGTGTCGAGTCTACGTTTTCGGTAGCGGCTGCAACCAGTCCAAATCCAAGACCAATATAAGCTTGTTTTTTCGCCCAATCAACTCTTTCTTCTTGTGTCTTCTGACTGACATTCAAATTGACAGCATACTTATACTGGTTTAGTGATTCGACATCCATACCTCTTGAATTTGCAACTTCAAGAATGAATTCATCAACCAAATTTTCGTCGATGTTTGTTTTTGCCGCAAAAACTAAAACCGCAGATGCATCAACAATTTGTTGTTGACCCCAACAAGCAACTTTCAAATCCTCTCTCAGTTCAGGTCTTTGAACCACGATTACTTTATATGGTGTAAGACCAAATGAACTTGGGGCCAAACGAATTGCCTCCAATATACGATCCATTTTTCCTTGAGGTATTGTATCACCATTCATACTTTTTGTAGCATACCTCCAATTGAGTTTGTCGATTAAATTCATAATTTTTTTTATGAAAATATAGAGGTCAATTTGAGAATGTCAAATAAACTCTAGTTGATCTCCAACTGAAATACCATTTCTTTTACAATAACCCCCAGGTAATTCCAATACCATTCCACCATACCCTTTGTATGAGGGACAGTTGTCCGATTTACAAGGTGGACAATTGTGTGAAATTGATTCAATTTGATTGTCATCAATAAAAAGAATATCCAAAGGAATAATACAATTTTTCATCCAAAAGGATTGTAGACCGAACTTAGGTAAAATAAACAACATCCCATCAAAACCATCGAAAGTTTTGTTCATCATACCCTCCATAGTTTTTTGTGGTGACGACACCACTTTACAATCTAGGTTTGTGTTATTTATTTTTACCAACATATTTATTAAATATTTGAAATATGAAAAGATACGGAGGAACTCTTGTTGTCGTGAACAACGAATGTCTACTATGTAAAAGAAACAGTTCTGGTGATAGACCCGGTGAATGGAGTGTCCCAGCAGGAAAAATTGAACCAAATGAAAGTTTGGAGGACGGTGTTAGAAGAGAGTTTTTCGAAGAGACAAATTTGAAACTGAATGGTGATATCAAAAAAATTGCAATTATTTTGCGGAAAAATAGGACAGGACTTAAATCAAAAGGTCTTTTCTACGTTTTCCTTTCGAGACAAAACAAGAAGTTGATTCCCGATTTAGAAAATGCAATCGATGGTGACGAACACACGGAATGTGGATATTTTTCGAAAGATAATCTTCCAGACAACGTATCGTTGGGATTACGTCGTTTAATTTCAAGACTCCTAAAGTAATTTTTTGCACAAAGTATCGTTTTTCACTACTTTTTGCAAAAAATCTATTTCTTCTATCACTTTTTCAACCTCAATGTTTTGTTTTCCAAAGACCAACTTGAAGAATTCTGTTTTGTTTTCTCGAAGGTTTTTCAAATCTTCGAGTAGTTTTTCAATTTCCATTTTGACTCTCTCTGATTTTTTCTTTTAATTTTTCCACAAACTCGTTTTGTATCATTTTGGTAAATTTTACATAAGGAGTATCATCAGATTCAGGGTCGTATCTATATGAACCCTCTGGTGGTCTTTTAGCTCTACCCAAATAATTGAGACCTGAAATGTTTGTTATACATTTATGACCACCACTCATTGCTTGGATCAGATCCCAACAACTTATTTTGACATTGTCTAACTTTGAAAAATCCTCTTCGCTTAAGTTATAGTAGGGACGTTTCATAATTTGAATAATTTGCTCCAAATCTTCATCCGATCCAATTCCAGAATATTTTGTTCCGAACAAAGCTGAAAAATCTTTGAATGTAAACCCAACGGACTCATCCCTAACGGATTTTTCTGAAACATATTTTATTGTGGATAGTGGTACAAATCTTTCTTTCAATTGTTTTTCCCATTTTCCGATTACTTCTTGCGCAATTTCTCCGAGGTTTACACCTTTTAGACCTCTCTCTTCTTTGAATGGATTACAACTTGCTTGAACAAGCCCCATTGGCCATGCGATCACTAAAAAATCAGCGTTTGGATGATTTTTAAACGGTGTGTACCTATCATACGAACCAGGTTTCATCATAGATCCTCCACCATATTGTACGATAATTGAATCGTCAAGTCTCACGTTTGGACTGTCTTCCATTTGTCGTACATAATCCCTCATATTCTGTTGTAACATTTCAGGTTTAGCAAAACCACGTTCAACTATTTGTTTTTTGATTCTATTATAAATTGACAATAGTGAAGGTTGACAATTCATTACTAGATCATCTAAAAAACCCGGTTTGTTTTTGAAAGCCAATAATAGTTTATTACAAACTAAACCTAGAAGAATTTTATTCCTCTTTATTTCTTTTTGTTTGTCTAGTCTGAAAATATAATTGATTACGTCCTCTGTTGTGACTCCATTTCTAACAAAGTCAGCTGAATCGACCATTGATATCAATTTAATATCTTCATCTGGAAATATCTCCACTGGAGAAACTTTTTGAGATATGGTAGCTACGTTCGATCTCGATTGTCCAAAATATTTGGATTTTGTTTCTTCAGCGCCTGCTTGTCTGTCATGGTGATCTGTGTGTATTACGAACATTGGTTTACCATGCGCAAAATCAACCAACACGGGCATTACATCTCCATTAGCATCTGGTTTCTTGATTGAAAATTCCCTATCACCATACTGAATTATTTCACAATCTACTACCTTGATACCATTGTCATCAAGGTATTTTTTCATTCCTAAAGCAGTAGTAACTCCATCTAAATCTTGGTGGTAATAAATTTTTGCCTTTTTATATCGTCTAGCAAGTTGTTTAATATCCCTAAGACCACTTTCTAATATAATTTTTTTCATTAGCTTAGTGTAAGCAAATATTTGAGTTTGTTGAATTCTGAGAGCATTTCGTCTCTTATATTTAATAGATCACTATCATAACTTGGATCATATACATTTGTCAATGAAATCAAGAATTCCACTACTGATTCAATATATTCCATTACATCTACACTTGTTAAATCTAATAAAGGTAAATTCAATCCATGTTCAAACTGAGGTCTACCGTGTTTTCCCATACAAACTTCAACAAATGAATCAATTAAATCACTCAACTGGTCATATATTGAGCCAAACGCTTGATGTTGTGCATAGGAATCTGTTTGCCAATGAAATATTTTCATTTGGTTTTGTGCCATTAATAAATTTTGTATAACCTCGTTTTTCATAATTTTTTTAAAATAAACCGGGAAATAATGTTGAAAAAACACTCTTATTCTCAGGTTTTCCAGATTGTGGTGGCGTGGATTGTTGTTGACTAGGTTCTTCAATTGGTCGATAATCAGCTTCTAAATTACCAAAATCATCGTTCCAATTACTTTGAGCTTCTCTTGTCTGTGAGTATTGATTTAATTCATCTGAATAATCTCCCATTTGTTTTTCCAATTCATCTGGCCCAACAAAATTTGCTAAACCAATAAAATCCAAAAACCCCAACCACCATTTTGTTTTTCTCATTAACGCCCTTGTTTGTCTGTTACCCCACAATCTACCAACACCACCACTGAATGGATATTTTTTAAAACTTTCCCAAGACCATTTTGCGTATCCTTTCGGATCTGAAAACATACCCCCTTTAGGTTTACCACCTAAACCCAAAAATAATCTTTGGTCATTTCGAGCTAAATCTGCCATTTGTTTTGCAATGTTTTCAGCTTCGGTTTGTGTAAGTTGAGCTCCAGGTTTTCTGCTGAGTCTTTTTGTAGTTGATCTAGCTAAAGAACCTGCGGCTCTTGAACCTGAATTAGTCTTAAATATTAATTTGATCCAATCTATAATTACATTTTTAAGTCCAAATGGTAAAACTAAACTAGGAACTTTTTTAACTTTAGCTATCAATGCTGGGCCCCATCTATCAACACTATTTGTTAATTTTCTCCATAATTTATTTGTTTCACCTAATCTTGTTAGTATTTTTGTCGCTTCGTCAACTTTACCCATTTTGGCCAGTTTTTGTGCATATTCAGCATTTCTTATAATTTTACTACCTTTTCCTAAAAAAAGTAATGGTTTTGCGGCTAGGTCTCCTAAATAAGGAAATACTGAAATCATTGACAATATCCCAAATACAGTATCGCCTTGTTTTAAGTATGAAATACCGTTTACAAAATCCACAACACCTGAAGGATCAAATATTCCGACAATATCACCCAAAGTATTGTACCATTGAGCTTCATTAATCATATAATTTTCACTCAAAACATTTTTGAGTGAATTATATTGTTTTTCGTTGATTAAAATATCCATATCAAACTTTAATATAAATATTCTAAATTTAAAAAAAAATTAGTGTATTCTATTTTGATTTTTTGAGATTTTCAATCTTCCTGTCTAAGTACCATTTTGCTTTTAAAAGATCTTCTAATTCTTTTTCTTGATTCTTTTTACCTGCTCTTGAAATATACTTGACAGTGTTTCCAAGATGGAAATCTAATTCCCACGCTTCGATTACTTTGATTGCTTCGTAGACATTTTCAGCTCCCCCATAATGGGAGGGATGATTTACCATTTCCTTGTTTTCCATAATCGAATCATTTAAATGTACCACAGGATCCATCACAACCTTGTCCACCACCTTCAATATAGCCTACTCGGGTGTCGATGTGAGCTGACTTGAGTTGTCTGGTTTTAATTCCACAAATTAAACAAGTGTCGTACTCATTTGTATCTTCATTTTTATAATCAGATAAAAGTTCTTCATTTGATAGTGTTGAATATTTTGTCTCTATAGACTCATAATTTCCTTCGTAGTACATATGTTTATGCACAACGTTAAGTTCATCAGCAACTTTCAGTGTATCCAAAACAACTTTTGTAATTTTGTATGGATCTGCATTTGATGCTGGTCTTCTGTCTTCAAGATATCCTTTCCATTCTTTTGAAGTTTGAATCGGAACTCTTATAGATGCTCCTCGGTCTGAAATACCCCAACTAAACTTATCGATCGATTGTGTTTCGTGTTTACCAGTGAGTCTCAATTCGTTTGATGAACCATAATTTTCTATGTGAATATTATGTCTGGTTTCAAATGCTCTAAAAATTGATTTAAAGTATTCTTCACCACCTTCTTCTCTCATTTTTTTATTGGAAAAATTACAATGCAATCCACTTCCATTCCAATCACCTACCACGGGTTTTGGGTGAAACTCAATATTGTATCCCCATTTTTCGGATAATCTTTGTAAAATATATCTAGCGAGCCACAGATCATCCGCAGCTCTTTTGGAGCTATCACCAAAAATTTGGAACTCCCATTGTCCTAGTAATACTTCAGCATTGATACCTGTTATATCCAAACCAGCCCACAAACATAAATTCATATGTTCTTCAACAAATGTTCTACCGTGTACTTGATTACTACCGACACCACAATAGTATTTTCCTTGTGGTTGTGGATACCCATTCATTGGAAATCCAAGTGGTCGACCGTCTTTGATGATGGTATACTCTTGTTCGAAACCATACCATGTTTGATCAATATCAGGTAATAAATTTCGTAAATTACTTTTATGTGGTGTTCCATCAGGATTCATCACCTCACATAAAACTAAATAACTTTTAGGTATATTACGGTGATTAAAGAAAGTTTTATCAAATGGATTAGGTATTACTCGAATAGGTTTTAAAATTCTATCTGAAAAGTGACCTTCAGCTTGTTGAGTTGATGAACCATCAAAAGACCACTCAGGAAAAAAAACAACATCCTTTGGATTTCCTTGCCATTCACGAATTATTTTGACCTTACTTCTGAGATTCGGTTCTGGACTGTAACCATCCAACCAAATATACTCTGCTGTTATACTCATTTTTTATAATTTTTTACAGTAGAATAATAACCAGGATATGAGGGACTTTCAACAATTAAATCATTTTCAACCAAATAATTAATTACCATCAAAGTTTGAGCATTATCGACTTTGAGGAGTGAAGAAATAAAATCAACATGACATGGTTGTCTAAGTTTAGCAAGAACTTTGTCTAGGTTTTTTTTCTCCAAAAGTTTTGAATTAATTTGTTCCATATTTGTTTTTTTATCAAAATATTTTTTTCGAATGTACCCACCCAAATCAGAATCATTTGGATTTTTTAGAAT